ATGGGTATAAGCATGATGAACGGTCTATTATACTATATGCGTCATACTTTTTTTTTCATGACCTATAATAAACATGTCTGTCTTCAACGAACTGAGCGAAAATTATGTCATAGTTCCATCAGAACAAAAGACCGAAAAGGCCGAAAAGGCCGAAAAGAAGAAAATAAACCTTACCCCGTACGTGATGATTTTACTCATCCTGCTGGGTCTCTTCATCGCTTTTAAACTTGGGAGAAACTTCATTCATATCTAAATTCGTAACAAATATTATACCCAGTAATAATTAAAATATTCATAAATAGTAACATGATTGCTTTAATTATTCTCCTGATTCTGGATATCTATATCTTATATCAAACAGGAAGCCATCAGCATCCAAAGGAAATTGTCGGAAAAGGTAAGACCTGGACTGTTTACGGGAGCATGAGCTGTGGATGGACTCATAAACAGTTAGAGTGGTTCAAAAAATCGGGTAAATCCTATAAATTTGTCGATTGTGACAAGGAAGAGTGTCCCGGAATGGACGCTTTCCCTACGCTTATTAGCCCTAAAGGCGAAAAAATTGTCGGGTATAGAGAAGTCTAAAGACCACGCACAACAGACAACGCGATAGAAAGAATAAAGGCTTCGAGAAGCGTATCAACCTTTCGTAAGGTGGAAACATGTTTCACCAAAGATTTGTTCCAAAGAAGCTTGATCAGGAATGTGCTGATGAGAAGATTAATCAAGAACAAAATAATGATGCGAGTACGCTCATTTTGGCTTCGGGTCTGGGAGATTTCCTTTAACATTTATTATTAGTCAATAATTTTTTTCTGAAGTAAACTTAAATGGCAAGGAATTTGCCTTTATCTGGTTCCGAAAAAAAATTCACCAATAGACGATGGGGGTCAAAGACAGGAATCAATAATAATAATTGCTACGCATACGCCGTGGGAGACTACGAAGCGTATCGTTGGCAGAAGAGTATTCCAGGTGACAGATCGGGTCTTTCGGATAAAGGCCACACATATACACACTGTACAAGTCTCCCAAAGAGAGTTGTGTCGGATAATCCCACCAAAATATACAAAGCTGGCGCTAACGAAAAGTGTAAAAAGGGGTATTACAAGGTCATGATGTTTGTTAGTCCCGGGAGACCCACAAACTATATTAGAATGGGAGACTTTCACTTCTATAAACAACACGGCGTGGTTGAATATAAGGTGAAGGATGGAGATACGGTGGCGAGTTTAAGCAAATTTTTTAAGGTGCCCGAATCAAGGATTCGTAGTGCGGGTAAGGTAGAAAAGGGTAAGAGAATCGTTTTTAAAGCTAACGTGTTTTCTCATAAGAGGGGATGGGCTACAGGTCCTCTTTTGAGTGATGCGTCTGGTAAGGTGATCAAAGATCCTAGATATGCGGCGAGGAATTATCCTGGTTTAAATTACACAACCTACTGTAGTTCATTCTGTGTCCGCGACACTGGAATTAAAGTCGGAAAGACTCATCCCAAGGTCCGACAGAAGACTTCTAAGGTCTAATACGTTTTCTATATCAAAGTTGATATCACATTCGTCCAAAAATCTCAACATTGCCTCGGACTCCGGCACGGGTACGGAATCTGAATTCCCTGTGTCGTTATTGGTAACTGTTATAGTTACTGTAAATTTTGAAACGTCAAATAGTTTCCTACACGTCGGACAAGTATTCTTACCCTTTTCTTTCCACTTATCTAAACATTCCGTATGAAATATATGCCCACACCTTAGGCGTGTATTTGATCTGGTCGATCTAACCTCTGTAAGACATATAGAACAGGGAGAGGACATTAAAGTATTGTTATAAGTTTTTTTCACATATTTTACGTGATTAATTTGTATCCGGTTTAATGAGACCCTTTTTCGCCTGCTCCTTTTGAAGTTGTTCGATCACGGCCGGACCACCTTTCTGAAGAAGTTGTCGATAAGAATAATTATCCGCATATTGAACACCATTTTTTTGCATGATGTGGTTATTCAAGAGTTGTGCTGAAGAGTTAAGAGAATATTGACGACCGTCTGCCATTCCGAGACGCTGCGACATGATCTTATTTACATTAACATTAGAAATTAATTTTTCGATTTGTAATGGTCTTGAGCCACGAGTGATATCCATTAGCCCTTACTCTTCTAATCATGGTTTCAATATTGTGACCAAGAAATATATTGAATGTATCGGTGTCTTGAGTTCGTTTAACACGAATTTTTTCATTTTGATTGATGTGTTGATTGATAATATTGTATGCGAATACGATCTCCTTGAGAGTCTCTGCGCCAGTTATAATAACCTTACCAGTACTGAAAATACTAGTTGTGATTTCTTTCATTTCTTCCGCTGGCCTGAATTTGATCTTCACCGCCGAATACCGATCTGGTTCAAAACTAATCTTGAAAATGTCCGAATGGGTTTCAAAATGTTGTGCGACTTCCATGAGATTGACATTGTAATTCAAACTGAAATTACTATTTATCATAACGACCCGGAAAGAATCCAATGGTGTGGGCTTTTCAAGACCTATACAAATCTTAAACAAATATTCCAGTTGTGTGATGATTCTCTTTGCGTCGAGGAGATCAGATGCCCCCGCAATCTGAATGGAACCGTTCGGAAAAATCTTCACCGACTTAACAGAATATTGATCCTCGTACGTGAGAGTAATTTGATTATAAAAGGTCGTGGGCTTAATTTTCCATTCAAACCCATCAAAATCTGAACCAACACGACGAAGTTTTATGGAACCATTTTCTTCAAAGACCTCTCTGAGTTTCTTGATGTCTATTTCCCGTTCAAATTTGGAAATAACTGTTATGGTTGTGATTTTAATCCATGAAGGTTTATATTCATCTGGCATCTTCGATCTAAACTCATCGAGAGTTAAAAGATACGAAAATGTATTGTTGGCAATACCCGAGAATTTCATCGTTTTTGACTTAAAATCTAAAGAAATGGCTACAACTTAGGAACTCTTTAATGTCAGATTAATGAGTTTAAAAGAAAGACGATACATCAGTTCATGACGTCATTCTTAAAGAGTGCATTGAATGTCGTCGATGTCGATTCTAATTTAAATTATGTGGAAATAAAATACACTAAATGGAATAGAGTTTTGGCTATATATGAAGATTTTACTGATTATTTATATACATCTAGTAAAGGTGATTGGGTAGAAATCACTTGTTCTAAACAAGATATCCAATATGAAAATTTTCTACAAACTATGGTTGAAAAAACGGTCGAATCCACACAAAGAATGGCTTTGATCGCTTTAGATAATCTACTTGCTAGAAAGGATTTAGAAAGTCACGATATTATTCGTATTATGAATACGTGTAAGATTGTAAATCCGTCGTTCAAGGTTCCATATATAAACAAAAAGAATACATGGCAATTAGAATTTGCGAAGGGGTTTATCCGGGATTATTTACCCGATGCGATTGAACATTGTCTCTCTAAAAAACGATTACATAGAATTTTTACTGTTTTGAAGCTAATCGACGAACGATAAGTATCAATGCGGCGATAATAACACAAACACATAAAATTTTTAATATAGTTGGCCTGATTTCATCGTCATCGTCAGTAATAGGAGGCTCGAGACCCGTATCGATGTTTCTCTTTTGAACCGGTAAAGTCTTATCAACCTTCGGACGAGAGCACCAATCTAATGTATTATCACCCGCCGAGATGCCGTATTTGCATATGGGACTTTCTTCTGGTTCAGCGACACCGGGAGCCTCGTCTTCGATAGAACCCTTGAATTCAGATTTAAGTGTCTCGCGTCTCCCACCGGGCAAAGAAAAATCGTTCTGAACAAAAGGATTAATCTTATCTATGGCAGCCTCGTCGTCGATCATACAAGAACTCATTATTTATTATAATCTTATATTTTATATTTTTTAGTTCCGATCTTCTGCCTGTGTGCTGACCACATTGTATCTAAATCAACATCAAGCATATGCGCCAATTGAAATAGATAACTAAATACATCTCCCATCTCCATCATGACATCTACGCCTTTGTCTTTTTTCAAATTTGTTTTCTTAAACGTCTTCTTATATTGCCTGATAGCGGATGCCAATTCCCCCACCTCCTCTGTAAGAAGAAGCCACACTGTATCAACATTTGCACGGTCCCAACCTTTTGATTTACAAACCCTCTCGGTCTCATCTTTGTAATAATTTAAGGTAGCCATGGCACTTAATGATGAATAGTGTCATAACTTTAAATGTTTGTAGATAGTAATAATGTCAATCGCAACCAGACTTGCGAACAATAGAGGAAGAATGGCAATTGGGTCTATCATATGTCTGCTTATTATCATAGGTATCATGACGTATCTCAGGAGAGTATCGGATAAAAATCTCGAGAGTGAATATGCCGAATTTTATGAAAAGAAAGAAGATGCCATCCCCGACGAAGAAAAGGTGGATTTAGATGACATGTTCTCGCTGGAGAAAATACACAAACAAGAAATAAAAGATGCAAGAGCCGCGGGGCTTACAACTGCGAGGATGGCTCACGAAGCGGGTATTCCCCCGGAATATGTGAAAGGATCGAAAAAAAATAGAGACAAAAAATATTAGTAAACAATAATAATGAGTCTTTTGTCCGTGAATAACTATAATGAACTCAGTAGATTACAAGAAATTTCTAATTCACTGAGTTTGCATTCTAACCCCGTCAATGTTGCTCAAGAGGCTACAAATCTTACGATAGAAACCATCCAGGGTATATTGGAGGGTCTAATGCGCCGTATCAATAAAATGGATACACTTCCCGATGACGCGAAAGTGATCATCGGAGATATGGATTCTGATAATTTACATAAATTAACATGGCAATTACGTCGCTTACATACCTATTTGTGAATTCTCGGGAAGCCTCATGCCAACTAAACTTGTACTCACCGGCCTGTCCTCTGGATTGGCGATAGTATCCGAATCTTTCAAATAGTCAATATATTGCGTAACGCCCGTTTGGATTTGGGCTAATGCGATATTGATCACCTGCTCGTTAATAAACTTGACTTGTTCATTTACCTTATGATAATGATCACCACTGTTATTTATAAATGCAACACGCATGATTCCATATAAATCCTGGTCATTCTGATAATCGATAGCAATACCAGTCTTATTTTTGAACGCCTGCCTGATACCCCGCTGAAGAACGTTTCGGTTAAATTCCGAAAAGAAAAGCGTGTTCAGGGGAGTCTCTTTTTGGCTGAGTGAATTGAGATTCAAGTTGTCACACATTTAATATTAGTGAACAGTTTTTTTTCGAGGAGTATATTAAATGATAACTGGAGCCGACTTCGATAAGTCATTTAATGCCAAGGTCAAAAATTTTGAAATGAAACCGGCATCGGACGCCGAGCCATTTATCGGTTCGTATCCGCCTGTCTCTCGTCCGGGTGATGCTGGTCGTTTTTTCGTGAATACCAGTTCCCTGGAACCACCCGCAGTTGAACGTGTGGGTGCTGTTCCCGTGAAAGAAAAGAAAAAGGGGTGGTGGGGAAAGTAATATAAAAATAATCAGGTAAATATAGTATATAGGAGGATGAAAGTTATAAAACGTTCTGGTCGTGAAGTTGAAATGCGGTTTGACAATATCACTAGCAGAATAGACGTCCTCACGGAAGGATTGTCCGACGAACTCGAACCATCGAAGGTGGCACAGCAGGTATTCTCGTCTTTGTACGACAGGATAACAACCCAAGAAATCGATGATCTCTCGTCGGAAACTTGTATTGGAATGATTACCAGTCATCCCGATTATGAAATTCTAGCATCTCGTATCGTGGCTAGTAATATCCAGAAAATCTGTCCCAATAATTTCCATTTGGCGATGAGAAAACTCAGTAAAGCTAAAATTATAACCGATGAAGTTCTCCAAGTCGCCGCAAAGGTAAAAGATGAGATCAAACATGATAGGGATTACGACTTTTCATATTTTGGTTTAAAAACCCTCGAAAAATCGTATCTTCAGCGCATCGATGGCAAAATGATTGAAACGCCTCAGTACATGTTCATGCGGGTTAGTATAGGAATCCATGGCGATAACGTGGAGAAGGTTCTGGAAACGTATAATTATATGAGCCGGGGCATGTTTATACATGCGACACCCACACTGTTCAATTCTGGTACTCCTCGTCCCCAACTGTCATCATGTTTCCTGGTGGCGAACAAGGAAGATAGCATCGATGGGATCTACGATACAGTGAAGGAATGTGCCCAGATCAGTAAATGGGCGGGAGGAATTGGGCTTCATGTGCATGACATAAGGGCTAACAAATCTCATATTCGCGGTACAAACGGGACTTCAGATGGAATAATTCCCATGCTAAGAGTTTATAACGCAACGGCGAGATATGTCAATCAAGCTGGACGTAGGAAAGGGAGTATAGCCGTTTACCTAGAACCCTGGCATGCCGACGTTTTTTCATTCCTTGAACTGAGACTCAATACCGGTGAAGAGGAGGCTCGATGCCGAGACCTCTTCCTGGCTCTCTGGATTCCAGATTTGTTCATGAAGAGAGTGGAAGAGGGTAAAAATTGGAGTCTTTTCTGTCCGGATAAGGCTAGAGGTCTCTCGGATGTGTATGGTGAAGAATTTGAAAAATTATATGAAAAATATGAAAATGACGGACTCGCTACAAAGACTGTACCCGCCGAAGACATTTGGAGAGCTATACTAAAAAGTCAGGCAGAGACGGGAACACCGTATATGTTATACAAAGATGCGTGTAACAAAAAATCCAATCAATCCAATCTTGGCACCATCAAATCATCAAACTTATGTACGGAAATCGTTGAACACACAAGTCCGGACGAAACGGCGGTGTGTAATTTGGCATCCGTTGCCCTTCCCAAATTTGTCACGGGTGGTGAAGAAAAATTTGATTATTCGGCACTCCATACGACTATCAAGATCATGACTAAAAATTTAAATAACGTCATCGATAGAAATTTCTATCCGGTTAAATCTGCGGAACGTTCTAACATGCGCCACCGTCCGATAGGCCTAGGTGTGCAGGGTTTGGCAGACGTTTTCTGTTCTCTTCGTCTTCCGTTTGATAGCGAAGAAGCAAAGAAAATTAATTCATATATTTTCGAAACTATATACCACGCCAGTCTTGAGGCGAGCTGTGAATTAAGTGATGAAATGGGTCCATATTCATCATTCGAGGGGTCTCCAATTTCCAAGGGTATCTTACAATTTGATATGTGGGAAACCAAGGCTGAAATCCCCCATTCGGGTATGTATGACTGGGAAGCCATGCGAGAGAGGGTAAAGAAGGGAGTGCGCAACTCTTTGTTGGTGGCACCAATGCCCACTGCCTCTACCGCACAGATTTTGGGAAACAATGAATGCTTCGAGCCATATACAACTAACATATACCTTAGAAGAACATTAGCGGGAGAATTTGTGGTTGTGAATCAACATCTGGTCACGGATCTCAAAAAATTGGGTTTGTGGTCAAAGAAGATGAAGGACTTAATGGTAAAATCTGGGGGTAGTATTCAATCTATCACGGACATTCCGGATGATATTAAAAAATTATACCGAACTGTATGGGAGATAAAAATGAAAGACATAATCGACATGGCTGCGCAGAGAGGTAGATATATAGACCAATCTCAATCCATGAATTTATTCATGGAGAGTCCCACATTATCTAAAATTTCCAGTATGCATATGTATGCCCATAAAAAGGGTCTCAAAACCGGTATGTATTATTTAAGAAGTCAAGCAAAAGCCCGCCCTATACAAGTTTCACTAGAACCAGATTGCGTCGCATGCTCGGCTTAAAGTTTTAAATATAAATTATTATAGTGATGACAAAATTCGTTGATGTATTAGATACCATACAAATAGGAGATTTTGACAAAAGACGGAAACTTGCCATAACAACAACAGATGGTAAAGCGGTGAGGATGACGACGCCTAGGATGTATATGCCATTTGGGTTGAGCGGATTTGTCCCAGACGTGGGTCAAACCAAATGGAATATAGATTTCAACATGATGGGATACGACGAAGAGGGTAACAGTGTGAAGAAATTTTTTAATGTTATTCGGTCCATCGAAGATAAAATTATAAATGCGGTCGTAGAACAAAGCGAGGCTATATTCGGAAAACAAATGTCAAAGGAAGAACTTGTTCCTATGTTCAATTCCAATATAAAGGAAAGTCCGGACAGAGAACCTAAATTTAGAGTCAAAGTCGATACGACACCCGACAACGAAATCAAATGTATGGTGTGTGATCCGGAGAGAAATGTACTAAACGATACCGTCATGAACGGGTTATATTCAAGAAATTCAGGTGTATCAATTGTAGAATTGGTAAGTGTGTATTTCTTGAACAAAAAGTTCGGATGTACGTGGAAATTATACAATCTAATGGTCTTTGAGCCACAAAGATTAAAGGGGTTCCAATTTATTTTATAATCACTTATTCGCTAACAAAAGAAGGTGATAAACCTTCTGGGCTTCTGCCAATAACTCACCCTGAATCTTCATGAACTCCTTTGGATCCTTACCTAGATTCATCTTGGCGACACGAACGGATTCAAACCACAATGCGAGGCTGTCTGCCATTATTATATTAGGGAGACAAAAAATCTCAATCTAA